TCCCCGCCGTGTCGTCGTGGAACGGGAGCGATCTGCTTCGCAGCGAAATGTACATCGGACGCATGGGAATCTTTGGCGACCGCGCCTCAAATTATGCCGTGCAACACGCTGATTTAATTTTCGCCATTGGAACCCGATTTACTGTTGCGCAGATCGGCCACCATCTAAGGCTGTTTGCGCCTGATGCGAAGAAAATCGTTGTGGATATCGACCGTTCGGAATTGAACAAATCGGCGGTCAAACCAGATATCGCGGTGTGCTGCGATGCAACGGCTTTTTGTGAAGCCATCATTTCTACGCATCTGCAGATCGAGCGGATCAAATGGGTCACGCTTCTATGGCGCATGCGCGACTCCTACCCCACCATGCTCCCCGAATACCGCACCGAAACCCAAGGCGTGAACGCCTATCACTTTGTCGAACAACTCAACCGCCGCATGGCCGACGACGCAATCGTGGTTACGGATGTAGGAATCGCTTACATCTGCACCATGCAGACGCTCAAACTCAACGGCCGGCAGCGGCTGTTCCATTCTGGCGGCGTCTCGGCGATGGGTTACGGGCTTCCGGCCTCGATCGGCGCGTATCGTGCTGGCGGCGGCGAGCAAACCATATGCCTCGCCGGCGACGGCGGCATGATGCTCAACCTGCAGGAACTGCAGACCATCGCGCATCACAATCTGCCAATCAAAATCTTCGTGTTTGCCAACAATGGCTATGCGACGATCCGGATGGCGCAGGATAACCACTTCGGGCGGCATTCGATTTCATCGCCGGAAACGGGCTTAAGTTGTCCGGACTTTGCGGAAATCGGGAAGGCGTTCGGCATTCCGGTATGGTCCATGTTCGATAACGCGGAAGCCGAGCAATGGATGGAGCATGTCTTGTCGCGGCAGCATCCGATGCTGTGCGTGGTGCATATTTCGCCGAATCAGAAGATCGCGCCGCGGGTGCAGTCGAAGATGAAAGACGGGAAATTCGTGCCGGTGGCCCTTGACGATATGTGGCCGCCGTTGGAAGAAGTTGTGTCACGAGAGGGTGTAGGCAGTTGATAGACCGGACTCGGTCAACGTTCCATCTGGAGAACGAGGGCGACAGCAATGAGCGAAGACGATGAGTGGTCGCCAGAGAAGAACGCATTGACGGCGCAATGGCTCGTTCACAAACGATTAGACCGTTTGCGCGAGAAAATGCCGGCAGACGCATTTACATCATTTGCCCAATGTTTGGATTTGATACTAGCGCCGTGGGAAACGATCGCGAAAAATTAAATCGGAAAATCCATGACTAAAACGCAGCTTATCGAGATTCTTGCCATGATCTACAACGAGGACGGCCCGAGCGAATGGCAGGGAAAAAACCTTCGGCGTGTTCCGGCAGAAAAATATGCGGCTATGGACGCGTTTGAAATCGAACAAACGTGGCCGGATATGCCTCGACGGCATCTCATGCACAGAATCGCCCGTGCCGTTGCAAAGTCGCCGCCGGGTAAGAAAAATCTTTCAGAATCCCGGCATAGCGATGACCGAGTCCGGTGCCGCTCCTCCGAAGATGCCCTCGTGACACTAATCTAAAACCTAAAATCCCCGGAGCAAACAAAAACATGCGCAGCGTCTTCACCTTTGTCCCCGCCTTCGGCCAGTCCGTCACCGCCGCCACCTTCATGACCACGCACGCACTGCAACAGCGGCTGGCGGAAAAAGGCATTGCGTCTTCAATTTCAACGTTGTCGTTCCCCGACATCGCCGAACTGCGCTCGATGGTGACCACGATCTGGTTCGACACGATGCCGCAATGCGACTATCTGTTGTTCGTCGATGCCGACATGGGATTCTCCCCCGAAATCGTGCTCGACATGATCATGTTCGACGAACCGCTGATCGGGGCGATTTATCCGCAGCGAAAGCTTCCGGTGTCTTGGGCCGGATCAGGAACCGGAACGGCCACCACGTTGCGCCGCGGCAACTTCATGGAAGTCGAAGGCGTCGGCTTCGGTTGTACGCTTATGCACAGAAGCATCATCGCCAACATGATCAAACAAATGCCGGAACTGATCGATACCAGAATCGATCTGCATCCCGCCGCGCCAATCATGAAAGGCGCGGGCACCAATCGCATCATCCGCTGTTTCGAAAAACTCGACATCCCCGACCGCGGACTGATCAGCGAAGACCTGTCGTTCTGCATTCGCCACGCCCGCTGCGGCGGCAAGGTGTGGGGCGCGATCGGATATAGGATTTCTCACGTCGGGCCTTACGATTACGCTGCGTGCTATCTGGAACACGTCGCGCAAATGGAAGCGCAGGCCCAAGCGCAGATCGCTGCGTCACAGGCGGCGGCTTTTGCGGCTCCGTCGTTGCCCGTCCCGCTGCAGCAGCCGATGATTATCGACATGAGCAAGATACTGCCGGCGCCGCAGGCTCCGGTGTTTGCGCATGCGGCAGTGGCTGCGGAATAGCGTGCAATGACGGTTAATATCGCACTAGACCACGACGGCACATTCTCGCTCATGCCCGAAGCGTGGACGAAGGCCATCGGAATTTTCCGCGGACTTGGCGGGAATGTTTTCTGCATCACGTCGAGATTTCCAAATGTGCCGATCACTGGTTTTCCGGGCGAAGTCTACTACACTTGTGGTCAACCGAAATGGGAATGGGCGTTCGAAAATGGAATCCGCGTCGATATCTGGATTGACGATATGCCTTCAAGTATCGGCGACCATCCAGAACGGCGCGGGCAAGAGCCGGGGCAAGCAGCACAACGTCGGGCTATCGTCAAGTCGATCTTTTCACAACTAAAGTTCACTTAAATCCCAGCATCGCGATGACCGAGTCCGGTGCTTATCCCCCGAAGACCCTCTCGTGAAACAAAATCTTTCAAACCCAACGCTTGACACCCAACCAAAGAATCAAATACCAATAATCCCCACGTAAAGACCAGACCCCTCGCCAAGCAGAGCAGCGCCTGCCGCTTGGCATCATCCGCCGCGACGCGCCGTTGCGGTCCAACCAATCCCAGAACCTGGGCAGCGCATGCCGGGACGGGCCAGAGCCCCGCTCGGAGCTGTCCTTATGGCGAATCAGCAGGCCCAGTTCGGGTTTAAGCACATCGGCTATCTGTCCGGCGGCGCGCCAGACTTTCAATTGCAAACAAGGGCAATTCAATCGACCAACGCCACAAAAATTGGCGTGGGCGATCCGGTCTTCAAGACCGCCGGCACCAACTACATTGTGCAGGCCACAGGCACCGCGGCCGGCACTCCCATCGTCGGCATTTACCAGGGTTGCCAGTACATCCCAAGCGGCGGCGGCGCGCCAGTTCCCGGTACTTATTGGCCTGGGGCTGCTGCACAAGACGCCACCGGCTACATTATTAATGCCCCGAACGCTTTGTTTTTGGTGGCTTGCCTCCAGACAGCCATCGTCACTGCCAACATCGGCGCCAACGTAGGGTTTACCACTGGCACGCCGTCAACGACTGGCGCCGGCTACTCGATCGCCACGGTGGACCAATCAACCCTCACCACAAACGCCAATTATCCGTTCCAGGTTGTCTCGCTCTACAACGGCATCGGCAACGGCTCCGACCCGACAACGAATTACAACTGGGTCGTGGTCTCCTTCCAGAACCAGATGTTCCGCAACACCACCGGCGAAAACTAAGGGGATCATTGAACCATGCCCGTCGCCTTAGCAAACATTCGCTCCGAACTGCTGCCGGGACTGTTCGACGTTCGCGGCTCCTACGACATGATCCCCCGCCAGTGGGACAAGGTGTTCACCACGCACCGTTCCAACATGGCGGTGGAACGCTCGACCCAGATGGCGTTCGTCGCGCTGCCCTTCCTCAAAGACGAAGGCGCAGCCACCCAGTTCGACAACAACGCCGGTGAGCGTTTTCAATGGGCCTTCGTCCATCTGGAAGTCGCGCTTGGCTACGCCATCACCCGCAAGGCAATCGACGACAACCTCTACAAAGCGCAGTTCAACCCGACCAACCTCAAGCTCCAGGAAGCCTTCGCCCAGTTCAAGGAAATCCAGGGCGCGAATATCCTCAACCTCGGCACGACCTATCAGCAATCGATCATCGGCGACGGCGTCCCGCTGTTCTCGACCGCGCATCCTTATGACGGCGGCACTTGGGCGAACACTTCGACCACGCCGAAGTCTTTGAACGAATCGACGCTGCTCGCCGACATGACCAACGTCCGCACCCAGTTCGTCAACGAACGCGGCCTGCGCATCCTGTCGCGCGCCCGCAGGCTGATCGTGCCGCCGAACTTGGAATCGATCGCGATCCGGCCGATCCCCTACCTGGTGACCACCCGGCTGATCGCCTCGGTGGCGGCTATCGTCCCGCTGTACGCGGCGTGTTTGGCGATCGGCTACCTGACCACGCAAGTCGTGGTGGGGATCAGCAGCGGCGGTTCGACCGGCTCCTACTT